AGCGAGGGCACGGTAGATGGTTTCTTCAGATCCTGAACAAAGTTCACCTGCTGTAGTTTGAACTGGAGTCCAGGTACGTTTACGATTTTGTAGTTTTTGATAAGGGTTCATTCGCCGCAATTACAATCAGGAGCTTGGGGCTGACTAGCGCCAGCCGGGTCGTTTAGAATAGACTCCAGGTAATCATCGACTTCAGCTTCATCCAGTGCTGCATATGCGCTGGATTTATCCTGAACGTCTCCCATCACTTGGAGTGAGTAGTAAAGAGATGTTTGGGGGCTATCCAGCCACTCCTCAATAAATGCCTCATCATAGGTGATCACATCAGACCAACTATTGAATGAGTAACCATGAAGAAGTCCCGTAGTATCGAGCAGTCGGACAATACCATCCGTAACTCGTTTGTAGTTCTCCCAGCCAACTTCAGATGCGATCTCAACAGGACCGTAATCAAAGCTCTGGACGCCGAAGGTACCGCTATCACGGTCTACTTGGCGGGCAATAGGAGGAGCGATCTCAGGGCAGGTAGTATAGCCATCGAGATCCTTGTAGCGGTAGCTGCATGAAGCAGTTGGGGCAATAGCAAAGGCACGGTCCATGTTGTTGAACTTAGCTACCTCTGCTGCTGCTTGGATACCAGCTTGTAGTTCCTTGGCTAGCACATAGGCACCATCAGCTTCTACAGGAATAATACCATCATTCAGGTAGCTCAGGGCTTGTCCGAGGGCTTGATAGGTGATTCCGTAGCGTCGGAGAAGGTTGGCAAGTCCCAGCAATCCGAGACCGACTTGGCGATCAGTCGTTGAAGGGAGGTATTCTCCGCTTTCTCCAACATTTGTTTTGCCGTGTAGTGCACACAGTTCGGACATTCCTTGGACAAACGCACCTCGAACTTGATCGAGTTCACATCCGCCGAGGTTAACATGTTGAAGTAGACAGGTCCCTCGACTGGGGAGGTATACCTCCAGGCATACGTTACCTCTGATTCGATTACCATTTTTGTCTACCTTTGTTTTGTTAAGCCAGATGTCACCCTTTTTGATGCCTTCAAGAAGAGCATCTTTCACTTCTTGAGTTGTCTCTTCCCACCAATGGTTGTTAATGTTGACGCAACGCTTAACCCAAGGTAGCTCACTACGGCTAGCAGTGATAAACTCAAGCACATCAGGATGACTGAGATCAAGGTGAAGTACCACAGCTCCATTTTTGTATACACCCCCGCGTCGAAGGATTTCATTCAAGGTCGAGTAGATCTTGGCAAAAGATACGGGACCTGATGCAACCAAGCCTTTATCATTCTCCTCTCCTCGTGCTCGGAGTTTAGATAGATGGACTGCAACTCCCGCTCCATAGCGTAGAGCGTGCGAAACAAATCGCCAAGATGCTTCGATTCCATTAGGACCCTCCATCGTGTCCTCTACAACAAATACAGTACACGACACAGGCAGTCGTGAGGTGGGATCATCGATCCAAGATTGAACGCGCCCAGTACGGGCAATAAGATCAGTGGACATATTAGACAAGATCACTAAGGTTTGGTGGTTGATAGTTAGGACCCTTGAGGACTTTACCATCCTCTCGGTAGATAGGTTTACCGTCTTCCCCAAGCTTACTCATATTGCTTTGGTGAACACGATAGAGGGCTTCATCTAGATCCCAACCAAGGTTTTCTGCGTATTGATAGCAGACATAGACAAGATCAGCTAACTCTTTTAGGGCATCGGTAGCGTTGACTACGAACCCCAGAAGTAACTGATTCTCTGCATCAAGGAACTCTTTAAATTCCTCAACGATCAAAGTCCGCTGCATAGTCCGTGAAGCTGGACTCGTACTGTTCGTTACTTGGAAACCAGCTCGGAACTCCTTTGCTTGCTGTTGTGGTGATGGATTCAAGCTCATTTTGAAGATAGTGGATTGCTTTTTTAAGATCTTCTACTCGGCTGTCTTTGAAGCCAGCACGGCAGATGTATTTAACCGCATTACCAAGGTGGTAGTTCAGCCCTTGGTCTCTGATGAAGTCCCAAACTTCAACGTTCCCTCGCTTGTAGTAACTGGGACCTGTGGTATTTGAGTTGGCCATTTCTTAACTAGGTTGGATACTGTATTACAGAGAGTAAAGTTTTGGCGCTGGAGAGCCATGAAGATAGTAATTACATCTTCTAGCTTTGTCTCAGGATTACGCAGTGCATTCTCAATCTGTTTGAGTTTGAACTGCTGCTCCATCGTTAGTTCTAGTACTGGAGCTGGGAGACCAAAGTCTTGGTTCTTGATTGGTGAAATCATAGTCATCACATTGTAGAATCTTAGCGAGGCGTGCATTCATGAGAGCTACATCTTCTCCAAGATCCTTCTCAGCAAATGCTTTAACTACGGTATCCCAGGTGTAGCCCTCCTTCTCGAATAGAGCCACAGCACGTTTGATGCCAATACCAGGTACACCAGCGTAACCATCTGTTTGGTCACCAGCAAGTGTTTGGATGAGGTGCCATCTACGCCCCTCCTCAGGCTCTACAGTGGCCACTCCATCAGTGAGGTCATAGAGGTCCCCAGGGATCTGTCGCATGTCCTTGTCGGGGCTGCAAATGATGTGTCCTGGCTCTTTAGTGGCGTAGATACCTAGGGCATCATCAGCCTCTAGCGTAGGCATCACAACAACGGGGTACTCCTCCTTGAGTTTGTTGATGACCCTTTTGTAGCCGCACGGCTTCTTTCGATTTCGATGTCCTTTATACGCTGGATCAATAGATTTACGAAAGTTAACAGAATCAGAGAAAAACAGAATAGAGTCATCGAAGCATCCAAGGTCTGTTGCGATGTTGTATAACTCTCGCTCAACGTACTCGTATGCTTCTTTGAAGTTGGAGGTAACAACGATGAGGTCTTCTCCAAAATCAATCTCTGTTTCGGCTCCTGCACAACATTTATAAACGATGAAGTCAGCATCAATGAGTAGACTCACTTACCTTGACCTCGACGAAGCTTACGTCCGTGAGATGGGAGTGATCGAGTACCGTTACCTTGGCGGGTACGCTTGTATTTAGCACGGGACTTGAACTCAACACGTCCCAGTGCAGTCTTTGATTTGGTGGCCATAATTAGTGTACATCTGCCCAGGTGGATCCGATCTTACCTTCGGCAGCGATAGGTATTCGGAGATTGTAGTATTGGCCAGCAGCTATAGCTGACTCTTCCAGGTGAAGCTTGAGAATCTCAGCAGCATCTGGTGTGGTTTCCCATTGCAACTCGTCATGGATAAATGCAAGTTGATGAGTGTGATTATGGAAGAAAGTATCGTTAGCGATGACCATCCACCGCTTAGCTACTACACCAGCTCCTGACTGGAGCAAGTAATTGAGTGCCTTGTGTGGACTATCTACTGCGATCTTACGTGTGTCTATGGACCGGATAAAGCCTCGCTCACCTGCTTGACGAACAGCGGTAAGAAGACTATCCAAGCCGTCAATGGCAGCAACATAAGCACTTCGTATCTCGGCTCCCTTTTCTTTTGCCTTGTTCGGGGAAAGGCTTTGGTCATAACTAAGTCCTATCTTCTGGTCGCCAGCTCCGTAGAGAAAGGCGTATGTTACAGTCTTTACAAGTCGGCGTGATATGCCTATCTTGTCTGCATTCTCTTGGTGTATGTCACCGTTGAGAAGTACATCTCCGTACCTGCCCCCATCATATCGAGCCAAATAGTGCGCTAGCATTCTAAGCTCGATACCTGCTAGGTCAGCACCAACCATGACCATACCAGGGCTAGCAGTGAACAACTTCCTGAAGTTAAGATCACTAGGTACCTGTGCAAGGTTAGGATTGCGGTGTGCACATCTGTGGGTGTTGGTAGCAACCGAACAGTGGTGGTGGATACGATTACCTTTGGTCAGCTTAAGCCAAGCATTCTTGCCCTCAGACAACATGCCAAGCTGCTTAGTTAACTCAAGGCAACGGAAGAACTGCAGTGCCTCCTCTGTACCGATGTCTTTGAGAACAGTCTCATCAATGGCAGTCTTGCCACTTGCTGTCTCTTTATCAGGTACCCAGCCGTGTAGGTTCTTCATGACCCATGCAATGTGATCACGACTGGTAGGGCTAAACTCCTTGAGTTTGGTTACAGTAGCACCACCTACATAACCTGTGGTTCTGTTAGATCTCTTCGGAGTAAATTCGCGTCCTGCAACGTAAGGGTACCGCTTCCGTAGTACACGATTAAGGCCATCAAGCTCGGAATAGAGAGCTTGTGCAAGTTCCCGTGCAGCATCTTCGTCAAAGTACCATCCATGTAATTCTTGCTGGGTGAGGATTGTTGCGACATCATGTTCTAGTTGGATGAAGTCAGGTATGGATGGAAGTGTTGCCATAACTTCTGTGTTACTTGTACGTCTTGTAAACAATAATCTTGCATCTCTTGTGACCAGTGCTTCCAGTCAGTATCTTTCCCAAACTCTCCCTTGTATTCGCCTAACCTGTAACCGTAGGACTCCAGTGAGTGGCGTCCTTGAAGTTGTGGTGGCATATCCTTCCACCTACGCTTCTGATCGGTCTTCAGCATATCAGCGTGATAAATACGACTAAGAACCAAAGTATCCACAACCCTAGCGTTGGGGGTAAACCAAGGATAGAGCTTACGGAGCACAGGAATATCGTAGCCAATGATGTTGTGACCAATAAGGCAACAGGCATCCTCAAGTAGTTGGACACCTTTTGTGATAGGTTGTTCGCTACCTTCATCATTGAAAACGAGAGTCTGTTTAGAGTCGAGATCATAGATGCCAATACAGTGAATCTTGGTAGCATCATCGTATAGTCCGTCTGTTTCTAAGTCAAAGATTAGGTTCAATCGGGCAGTGCCTCCAATGCGCGGCGGATTAATTTTTCTTCAGTTGTTGGTCCAAGCATTTTATCCTCAATCACGTTTAGGGCGTCCATGGCCTGCTCCTTCAAGCTCGGCGGCTTGGGGCGGCGGGCGGCGCGGAGATACGCCACGTAGGTTTCGGCAAACTGGTGACCACTGCGGCACAGCCACTCACAGCACGCCTCCAGCTCATGATCTGCACCCCATTGGGCGGCAGCTATAAGGACGCGCTGATCAAATGGGCTAATC